GCCGCCTAAGGAGAAGCCGTTCCTGGTCATCCGGATCGGCACGACGAATCCTGCCACGCCGTATCAGGCGGGCGGTGTGGAAACCTACTTCCAGATTTGGGCCCACGACGACCCGGGCGACTACCACGTCATCGACCTCGTGCTTGCCGAGGTGAAGAAGGCTTTGTTGTCCGCCGCCCGAGAGCCTGGATTCTACGAGTTCAGGTATCTCGAGACCAGCGAGGACATGGAGGATGATGCCATGAGTACCCTCGTCAGGTACTGCAGGTATCAGGCGATAACGCGAGAAGAACTACCCACACCACAACCCTGAGGAGGGTTTCATGCCGCGAGTTCAGTACCTGGGCCCATACGATCGACGCGAGATTGGCGCCGCAGAGCTGGGTCGCGAACCTGCCCCGACGCCGGAAGGCGAGGAGCCCGCTCCGCCCGAGATCATTGCGTGGGATCGAGACGGCGAGTTCGTCGATCTCACGGATGAGGAGTGGACGAAGTTGCGAAACGCCACCGGCGGGTCGAGTTGGGCCATCGAGGAGGTTGAGCACGCTGCGATCGACGAATCGTCGGCACAGCCAGAATCAGCCCAAAGCGTCCCCGGGAGCGATCAGGAAGCAGGGCAAACCGCTTGAGGGTCATTCGTCGCAAGCGGCGAACCGATCGCTCCAAACGATCCAGGGAGCGTGATGCCGTGGAGTTGAGATGTGATGCCAAGCTGCACGGGATCCTCCGAGGGCACGTGTTGGAGGTGAAGTGCGGCAGCAAGCACTGCGGCCATCGCCCTGGAGTAGTGGTTCTCCACAGGTTCAATCTGGACACTGGGGAGACCCAAACCCTGCGGTTCAAGGAGCCGCCGATCAACGAAGGAGGCAAGCAGCATGGCTCTGGCCACGTTGACTCTGCCGTACGGGATGAGGAACGTCTACCTTTACGCGATGGATTCGACGACGGAAGCGCTCAGCACCGGCGTCGACCTTCCGGCGATGCAGACGTTCAGCTTCTCGGAGGCCGAGGACTTCGAAGAGCTTCGGGGGGATGACAAGGTCATCGCCGTCCGAGGCAAGGGGCCGAAGGTGGAATGGACGCTCGAGTCCGGAGGCATCTCGCTGGCTGCGTACGCGCTGCTGTCGGGAGGCACCAACACGCTGAGCGGCACCACACCCAACCAGAAGCTCGTGCACCTCAAGAAGACCGACCAGGTTCGCCCGTATTTCCGTGCGGAGGGCCAGGCGATCTCGGACAGCGGCGGAGACTTTCACGCCAAGGTCTTCAAGTGCCGCGCGACGGACACGCTCGAAGGAGAGATGGCGGACGGGACCTTCTGGATGACGTCGCTCAAGGGCACGGGCATCGGGGATCTCAACAACAATCTCTACGAGTTCACTGCCAACGAGACGGCGGTCGCAGTGCCGTCGACACCGCCCGCCAGCCCGTAGCGACTCGATCGACCCCCTACGCGAGATGTGTCAGTCTAGTCAGTCAGTCAGTGCGCCTTATAAAGGCGCGCACTTGACTAACTGAGCTAGATTGACGACATAACTCGCAAGTCGGGTCGCAGAGTCGCACGGGAACGGGAAAGCTTGAAACTCCACAAGAATCGGACATCATCGAGGAGGCCTAGGAGCCCATGTCCACCAAGCAACCGCTATCACCCACTGCAGCCTCCGCCTGGCGCAAGTCGGCCCAGTCGGCGCCCGCTCCCCTGGAGCTACCGTCCGGCAACGTGTGCCGCTGCAGGGTCCCCGGTCCAGCCGCGTTCCTCACGCAGGGCCTAGTGCCCAACACGCTTCTTCCCACAGTTCAGGCCGCCATGGAGCGTGCCGAGAAGGGCAGAACGAAGGACAAGAGCGACGAGGAACTGACGCGGGAACTCATGGAGGACCCCAGCAAGATTCGCCAGGTGTTCGAGATGGCTGACGCAGTCGCAGTCTACTGCGTCATCGAACCTGAGCTACTTCCAGCACCCCCAGACGACGAGCCTCGGGACCCGGACAAGCTGTATGTCGACGAGGTCGACATGGATGACAAGATGTACATCATGTCGGTGGCCTTGGGAGGCGCCAAAGACTTGGAGAAGTTTCGTAGCGAATCGCTCGCAAATGTGGATTCTGTTCGTTCAGGCCAAGGGGTGGCAGGTTCGCCCAAGCGCCCTTCTCGGGCTCGCTCTCGATAGCTGGGAGGCCTACTGCTTCGACGAGGCCGTATTCATGTGGGGCGGTTGGGTGTCGCAGCAGCTGGAGAAGGTGAAGGGCAAGACCGAGTCCCAAGTGCAGATGGGACAGCAGATGAGGCTGAATCAGCTTCTTGGCACTGAGAGCAAGGGCCAGTTCAGAGATCCTGCAGCTGACGTGTTCGCGAGGGGAGGTGAGTAGATGCCTAACTACGATCTCGGCACGGCTCATGGCCAGATAGAGATCGATGCCTCCACGCTGGGGAGGGCCATCTCCGCCCTCGACTCGGTCAGCGGCGCCATGCTCAAGGTCGGCGCGGTTGCTGGTCTGGCTCTGGGCTACGCGATCAAGAGCGCGGCCGACTTCGAGCAGCAGATGAGTCGGTTCCAGGCAGCTACCCACGCGTCGGGTCAAAACATGGACTTGCTGCGGGAGAAGGCCCTGCAGCTAGGTCGAGACTCTGCCTACGGAGCCACCGAGGTCGCCAAGGCATTCGCCGAGCTGGCTTATGCAGGAGCCAGCACCAAGGAGATCATCCAGGGTCTGGGCGACGCGACGGTCTACCTCGCTGCTGCCGGCGAGATCCCTCTCGCGGACGCGAGCCGCACGCTCATCAACACGATGCGGCAGTTCAACATCCCCGCCAAGGACGCGGTGAACATCGCCAACGAGCTCGCCCGTGCCGCCAACGCTTCGACCATCGACGTCACCGACCTCACTACGTCCCTTCGCTACGCGGGGCCGGTTGCTGCCGCGCTGCACATCCCGTTCAGGCAGGTCGCCGAGACTCTCGCCATTCTGGGTAACGAGGGCATTCGAGGGTCGACGGCAGGTACCTCTCTGCGAGGCATCCTGATCGCCCTGACGCCGACCTCGCAAAAAGCCGCCGACACGATGAGAGAGCTGGGTCTCATCACGGCAGACGGGGCCAACCAGTTCTTCACCGCCGCGGGCAAGATCAAGTCCATGTCGGAGATCGCCCAGATTCTGCAGGATCACACCAAGAATCTTACGGACGAGCAGAAGAAGCAGGCCTTCACCACCATCTTCCAGCGCAGGGCCATGGCTTCTGCTCTCGCCCTCGCCGACGGCGGTGCTGCCGCGTACGACAAGCTCGCGAAGTCGCAGCAGTACAACACCACTGCTCAAGAGATCATGCGGAAGAAGCTGGACAACCTGAACGGATCGCTGAAGATCCTCAAGTCCAGCCTCGAAACCTTCGCCATCACCATCGGCGAGAAGTTCCAGGGTCCGCTCAAGGCTGCTGCCGACGGCCTGAGGGATCTCACGAACTGGTTTGCCGCGTTGCCTGACGACGTCAAGACCGGAATCGCTTGGACGCTGGCGGCTTTCGTCGCCTTCCTGCTGCTCGGCGGTATTCTGTTCAAGCTCGGAGTCTGGACGCTGAGGGCATACCGAGCCTTCAAGACGCTGGCGACTGGCATCAAGATCGTGACTACGTTGCTCTCCGAGTCGAGCGTGGCTGCTCTGACGAACCCCTACGTCCTGCTCGCCGTCGTCATCATCGCCGCGGTAGCCGCCTTGGTCTTGCTGTTCGTCTACTGGAACAAGGTCTGGTCGTTCCTGATGGACAACAAGTGGCTGATCGGAGTCATCGCGATCCTCATGGGTCCAGTCTCGCTCATCCTCGTTCTGGTCGGTCTGCTGCACTGGCTATACGACAACTGGGACTCGGTCTGGAGCGGCATCAAGACAGTCGCCAAAGCGGTGTGGGATTGGCTCAAGACGGCAGCATCTGACGTCACGGACTGGATTCAGCAGGCCTGGCAGGATGTCGTCAACTTCTTGACGAAGGACGTGCCGAAGTTCTTCGAGGAGCTCCCCGGCAAGATTCAGCACGGTCTCGAGGCTGCTGGGCAAGCCATCATCAACTTCATCGAGGGCATTCCGGACTTCATCCAGCGCCTTCCGCTGATCTTGCAGGGGTTGGCTTCTGCGGCGATCACCTGGCTAGCCCAGGCTGGGGTCAACGTCATTGTCGGTTTTTGGCATGGCATGGTAAGTGCCCTCACCTTCATAGCCGACTTCTTGATCTCTCTGCCGGCAACCCTCCTCGGATTCTTCGGTAGTGTGGCTTCTTGGCTCGTCGGTCCTGGACTGCAGCTTCTCCTCGGATTCCTGTTCGGTGCTGTCGAGGCCTTCGGTAACTTCGTCGGCTGGGTAGTTGGCGACATGATCCCATGGATCTTTACCGCCTTCGCTAACACGGTTGTCTGGCTGCTCAATGCCGGTATTGACCTCATCCAAGGGTTCTGGAATGGGGCGATTCTGGTCTGGAACGCGGTCATGGGTTGGCTCGGTGGGTTCGTCGGCAACATCTTCACTGCCATCGGCAACCTGCTCGGGACCTTGCGCAGCACGGGCAACGACCTTATCCAGGGCCTCTGGAACGGCGCCACCGATGTCTGGAACCAGGTGATCGGATGGCTCGAAGATCTGCCCACGAAGGCAGTCGGGGCTCTCATCAGCATGGGCAGAATCTTGAAGGGCGTCGGCGAAGACGCGATCAATGGTTTGTGGGAGGGGATGAAGAGCATTGCCACTCACGTGCTCTCCTGGGCGAAAAACTTCGCCAATGACGTGGTCGACTTCATCAAGGACCCCCTCAGCATCTTCTCCCCTTCTCGGGTGATGAAGGAGGTCGGCGTCAACATCATGCGAGGTCTCCAGATCGGCATGGAGAAAGAGGGTTCCAACGTTCTCGACTTCGCCCGGAAGTTCGCCGAGCAGATTCCTTACGAGGTCACCGGAGCAGTGACTCTGGCAGCCGGAGGGGCACCGCCAGTCGGAGCTGGCGTCCTGGCACCTGCCCCCGTCCCATCCAGGCAGACGACGGTCCAGCAGCAGAACACGATCTACGCATGGAATGCCCGAGAGGCCGCTCAAGCCCTGGAGGATGAGCGTGCCTGGGCTGAACGAACCGCGGGGGTAGCCTGATGCCGCTGGCAGTTCTGGATTCTGACCACATGTACGACATCGACGGCGTCACCGTCGGACAGCCCGACTCGGATTGGCCGGCGTTGATCTCGGTGTCCGGTCTCGACGTGCCTGAGTTCCGTCTTCACGACGCCGATCGACCTCAGGAACATGGCATGACCGTCGGAGTCAAGGAGTTCATGACCGGACGCAAGATCCAGATGTCGATCGGCCGCGAGCACATCTACAGTTCGCAGCAGGCCCGAGATCTGGAGGACGAACTCAAGTACGTCATGCGGCCTCGCAGCATGGACGACGAGATGGTGCTGCGTTATCGGTATCAAGGACGGCCTGCCAGGCGTCTCTTGGTTCGTCCTCGGCGATGCGCGTTCGACTGGGAGGAAGTCGCCCGTCACGGCATCTTCCGAGTAGCCCTGGAGTTCCTGGCATATGATCCGCTGATCTACGATGACGGCGAGGGCATGGTGCAACTCAACTACGTGCCCGGCAGCGGAGGACTCGCCTTCCCACACGCGTTTCCTCACGGCTTCGGCACGCCGTCCACCGGCGGCACCGCCTCGGTCGTCAACGAGGGGACCATGCCGACGGCGCCCTACGGCAGAATCATGGCGACGGGGTCTGGCCTTTCGTACTGGATGCTGAGGAACGACGGCACCGGCTTCTTCTCCATGACTGCTGCCATGAACGTCGGCGACTACATCGACTTTGACTTCGGAGCAGGCACCGTCCTGTTTAACGGTAACGCCTCGTGGAATCCGTACATCGACCGTCCGGAGAGCGATTGGTGGAAGCTGGCGCCGGGCGCCAACTCGGTCGTTTTCGACGTCGCCGGATCAGCTCTCGCAGAGGTGCGGTGGCGCTCGGCTTGGATTTAGGAGAGGAACATGGCGATAGACGATAACGTGGGGATGTGGCATGAGACAGCGACCACTGTCTACAATGCCCGAGAGTATCGCCGGCTGCTTTACGACTTGCTGGGGTACGACATTGCTCAGACGCCTGGCATCGGCGCCGGCGGAATCTTCAAGGCGAACTCCCTGAAGGTTCAGGAGCGAGGCACCCCGAACAACTCCGTCGACGTGCTGGCCGGTGGCTGCGTCGTAAGAGGCACGCAGAACTCGAACCAGGGCGCCTACTTCGTCTACAACGATGCGACGGTCAACGTGCCCATGAGCGTCGGCAACGCAACGAACCCCCGAAAGGACGTCATCGGCGTCCAAGTAACTGACGTCGAGTACGGAGGTGCTTCTCACAGCGCCGCCATCGCTGTGTTGACGGGCACTCCGGCAGGCTCGCCTGTGGAACCGACTCGTCCGGCGAACTGGCTCGACCTGGCGCTCGTCGACGTGCCGGCCAACGACACGGTCTTCAACAATGCCCAGATCACGGATCGTCGACGGCTTCTCCCCACAGCGGGCGGAGTCATCATCTGCACCTCGACGACGCGACCCACGCTCAACTTGTACAAGGGCATGACCATCTACGAGACAGACACCAACCGTCTGATGGAGTACCAGACAGCGACGACGCTGTGGACTCCGCCGTGGAACATGCCCTGGGGCGTCGTGACTGGCGGATACGCGTCGCGGGCTGACTCGGTAACTAGCGGGGCGATGCTCCAGATATCGCCGTCGATGCTGGCGAGCCGACGCTACCGCTTCACGTTCTGGGGCATGCTGAACAACGGCACTGGTTCTACGCAGTACCCTGTCGTCGCGATCTCGGACTTTCTCGGCAACAACCGCTGCGAGTGGTGGCCGGGGGGAACCACCGCGGGGATGGCGAACGGGCAGTTCGTGCCTCAGGGCGGCGAGTTCGTCTGGTCCAACACCGCAGCCGGCTCGTTGCCGTGGAACCTTAGCTGCAGCAATGGAGTTAGGTTCGGCGCGAACAGCGCCAATGAGATTGCCTGGTTCTCCTGCGAGGACATCGGACCGTCGGGGGCTCCTGCCTGATGGCTTCTCGGATGGTCGTCTGCGATCTCATGTCCGGCAACGTGCTGGAAGAACTGGGATTCGACCAGTTCCAGTTCAACCGCACTAAAAACGTGCCGGGCGGATGGTCGGCGACGCTGAGCCATCGAGACAAGAGATTGGCGCTGTTGCCCGGCCTGCTGGAGCCGTGGACTCGGAGCATCTACCTTGACATGAACGGCGTCATTCTGTTCGGCGGCATCTTGCTGCCCAAGAGCACCGATCCGGAGAGCGCGGCTGGCGCCACGTTGGGGATCGGCGGCGAAGGCTTCTTCACGTACTACCGAGAGGGCAGGCGATCCATCAGGGGAACTCAGGGCATGATCTACGCCGATCTTCCGAGTCAGTGGGAGGTCAGGTTCAACCAGAAGGATCAGTTTCTCATCGTCGCTGACCTCTTGAATCACGCGGCTGCGTACGCGGGGGAGGCCAACGTCGGTTACGACGGCATCGTCTTTCACGGGCCCGGAGCTGGCGCCGCGGGGCCTCCTGCCGTACCGGCAGGGCTGACCGGGAGACTCAGAGATCGATCGTACTTCACGTACGAGAATAAGGGCATCGGAGACGCCATCGAGCAGCTCTCCTCGGTCATCGACGGGTTCGAGTTCTCCGAGTCGTACGGTTGGGCTGGTGGGGGCGGTCAGGTCCAGCGCTTCTTCGACCTTTGGTATCCAGAGAAAGGCCAAGTCGCTCCAGCCCTCGACCTGCGCTTCGGGCTTCGCAGCCTGAAGCAGAGCATCGATCCCAAAGACTTTGCCACCCGGGTCATCTCCACTGGGTCAGGCGACAAAGATGCCAAGCTGACCGTGGAAGTTCAAGACGTCGAGCGAGAGTATCCAGACGGCGCGTACCCGGTCATCGAGAAGATCACCGACTACAGCGACGTCATCGAGGAAGATACCTTGCTTGGTCACGCTCAGCACGACCTGGGGGTGGCGAGGATCATCACCCAGACGCTGGACGTTGAGCTGCTCCCTGTGGGAGGATACCAGCCCGGCTCCATCGACTGGGGTAACACCATGGATGTCTACGTCGACGACGGCGACCTGCAGATCAACGATGAGTACCGCCTCGAGAGCATGGCCATGACGGTCGGTAGAGAGGGAGAAACGGTCATCACCGGCACGCTCGTGCTCGAAGCCCAATCCTGTCCGGAGATGTGATGCCTCCGATTCTGCCCCCGCGCGACGACGACAAGATCTTCAAGAAGCAGGTTCGGCAGGCGCTGGCGGCGACGCCGGGTCAAGACGAGAATCCGATCGTCTATCCTGCCCGGATCGCTACCCTCGCTATTCCGATAGCGACCATAACTTCTGGAACATTCGTCGACACTTGGACTACTGAGTTGCAGGGCTTGCAGCATCGCGGACTCAAGGTAGGCTTCGTCGTGACGACTGATGCTGGTACAACGGCGGAAGTCCGATTCCACATCAACAGACCGACCCTCGACGACAACTACAGTGCAGTGATCCCAGTAGCTGCAGCAGCTAACGTTCGCCTCAACTACGCATGGGCTCATCCTCTCGACGTGCCTTATTATGACGTAGTAATCCTGGGGATTCAGGCTCGACGAGTGAGTGGTTCTGGCAACGTCAACGTCCTCCAACCAGCAGGCGGATTCTTGATGACTCACGTAAGGGGCTGCACGCCCACCGGAGTGTAAGGAGGAAAACATGGACGCATTCTTGGCGACGGTCAGCATAGCTGCTGTCACCATGACCCTGGTCAACCTGGCCAAGTCGATCCTCGGCGCAGCCCGAGGCGAGCAGAGCTGGAACACTGCCATCACCATCGTCGTCGTGATCCTGATAGCCTGGGCGGTGCTGATCCTGTACGGGGCATCCACTTGGGCATTCCAGGTCACCGTCGGCGACAAGCAGCTGCAGGACCTCGACCTCTTCGACAAGTTCGTCGCGGCGCTTGCTGTGGGCGGCATAGGCTCCGTCCTGTACGATGCCTTCATCGGCAACAAGACGACGTACCCGAAGATCACCAACGCGGCGCCGAAGACCTTGGTTCGCACCAAGTCGTCGGCCTCGCCCATCGGACCTCCCCCCACACAGCCTGGAGCCGCCCCGTGAGATATCCGCTCGATGGTCCTGTCCGAGTCAACTCGCCGTTCGGTCCGCGCACCGGGGGCTTTCATTACGGCGTCGATCTGTTCGCCATGGAGGGCACGCCGTGTTACGCCGTCGACAGCGGCGAGGTGTTCTACGCGTTCTATGAGACGGCAGGCGGCAATCACCTCGCCATGTACCTCGACCACCCGCCGCCCGGCGCGCCTAAGGCTGGCTACATGCACCTGCAGCGCTTCGCAGTTTTGCCCGGCACGCGAGTCAACGAGGGTGACATCGTGGGCTGGACCGACACGACCGGCGCGGGGCTGTCGGGGCCGCATCTGCACTTCTGGATGGGCGAGAACGCCAACGTCGGCGCCATCGACCCGCTGCCGTACATCACGCCCACCGGAGAACCGGGACCCCCACCGCCGAGCGGTCACGTCAACACGGGCTTCGTCGTCGACTTC